AGGGTCCGTTCCGTAACGAGCGGATGCCGTGGGTCGGTGACGCGGTGCGGTATATCGTTCACCCCGAGGTCCGACAGGTTCTGCTGCCGTGGGCAATTCAAGCCGGCAAGTCTGCAGCCCTTCGGCTATCGACGGCGTACTTCATCGCCAACGACCCGGGCAATATGCTGATGCTTCAAATGAACCAGGACGAAGCCGACGACTTCTTTCTGCGCCAATGCCGTCCGCTCTTTGATGCCATCCCCGAGGTCGTTAAGCGCAAGAAGCCTGACGATATGCCACGCTCCTCGGTGGGCGATTACCAGCGGATGATTATCTATTGTCGGTCAGCCCACACGAAGACGAGTCTGCAGCGCATCACGACTAAGTACGTCTTCGGGGACGAGTGTTGGCGCTGGCCTAAAGGGCATATGGAAGAAGCGATGGGACGAACGACGCAGTTCTCTTGGAACTCTAAGCACGTCTTCGCAAGCCAAGGAGGGACGCCCACGGACGACTTCCATCAGCTGCTCGAACAGCCGTCGACGAACATTCACGACTGGTCCTTTAACTGCCCGAAGTGCAACACGCTCCAGCCCTACGACTGGTCTTTTGTTCGCTTCCCTGAGGACGCTAAGGACGGGGACGAGTGGGACGTGGCTAAGGTCAAGGCGGGTACGACCTACGAATGTCGCTCCTGCAACACCCGCCACACGGACAGCCGCGAGACACGTTACGAGCTGAACCTTGGCGGGAAGTTCGCACCCCGAGAGCCGGGCAAGTCTATCGAGCGCGTGGGCCTGCACCTTAACGCCCTGGCTATGATGTCTTGGGGCGAGTTAGGTCGGATGATGCTTGAGGCCAAGCGGGCCTCCGTGATCTACGGGGACGAGGAACCCCGCCGCATCTTTAAACAGAAGCGACTAGCCCTAGCCTATTCCGAAGACGGGGGCTCGATGCTAACGCCCGTCAACGCGTCGGACTACGCCCTTGCCGACGACTGGGCAGAGGAAGCGGTCATCACCCCTAAGGCTCAAATCGCCACCCGCGAGAACGCCCCCGCTGGGTCTATCCCTTTCCGCACGCTCGGCATCGACGTACAGCGTGGACACTTCTGGGCGGTCGTGCGCCGCTGGAGCCGTACCGGGTCGAGCCGTCTAATGGCCTTTGAGAAGATTGAAACGTGGACGGGCCTCGACGACCTAGCCCGAAAGCACGGCGTCCATAAAGCCCTTGTGATGGTGGACTCTGGGGACAACACGCAAACGGTATATGCCGAGTGTTGCCGGCGAGGCTGGAAGGCGACCAAGGGGTCGGGCTCCGAAGACTTTGCGGTGACCTCGTCCAACGGACAGACGACCCGACGCTTCTACTCCGACCCTCAGGCCATCATTGTCCCTGGTCAACCGACCCGCGTCTCACTTGTGGTCTTCTCGGCGATGGCGGCTAAAGACCTCCTGCACGGCCTACGGGTTCGCAAACTCCACACCTACCCTCGTGACGCGGTGGAGGACTACGCCAAGCAGCTGAACTCCGAGGTCCGCGTAAAGGACAAGCGGACGGGTCGCCCGATGTGGATACTTCCCCAAGGGGTTCAGGACAACCACGCCCTTGACTGCGAAGTGTTAGCCATGCTGGCTGCCGTGCGCTGGGGCGTCGTCGGTCGGGAGGCTACGACCACGGAAGCCGAAGCACCTACAACTTGACACCGTGCCCAACTCTATCACTTTAAATGCAAGCGAGTCGGGGGTTTGTGGGGACCTACATTGGCTTGGAGGTTCGGATCGTTGGCCCTCGGCTCGCCCCCTTTCGTTCCAAGAGATGCAAGTTTAACATGGCATCCGGCATCTTTATCGGCCTCACGGAGTGCGAACTCTTGGCAATCCGCACCAAAGCGGTCTCTATGATTACGGAAGGAAAGACCCTCATGTCCTACTCGGACAGCGGCTCGTCTGCGTCTAAGTCGTTTGCCATGCCCCCGAAGGAGATGCTTGCCGAGGCTCAGTACGCCCTAGGCATCCTCGACCCTCAGCAGTACCCGGGCTCGGTCCGCATGACGGTTGGTCGGACGAATTGGAACAACCCAATCCGTAACTAATTTATGGCAGTCAAAAAGCGTCTACCCATCAAGGCCCGCAAGGGAACCCCGAAGCCCGAGGCCTCCGCTGGTGGCTGGCAAAGCACGGGGCTGACTCGCCTCCGCTTGGGGCAGTACGGCGCCCAACCGCGTGACCTACGCCGCGACCTCTCGCCGTTCGACCGCCTGTCGATGGTCCGTAAGTGTCGCTGGGCCGAACGAAATTCAGGCTTGTTCAACCAGGTGTTAAATGACCTGACCTTGTATACAGTGGGAGACGGTATTAAACATCAGTCCCACGCGTCGACGCCCGAGGCTCGCGAAGCCTATAACGATTACTTTAATGAGTGGGCTAAGAAATGCGATATCACCGGCCGCTTTTCGTTTAACCAAGTCCAGAACATCCTCCTCCGCGGTATGCTCCGTGACGGCGACTCGTTTGCCGTAAAGACCCGCAATGGTTTTGACGTGCCGAAGCTGCAGATCATGGAGTCGCACCGAGTCGGCGACCCATTGTCCCCAGACGTATGCCCGCCCGGCATGCATGATGGCGTTCAGTTCGGCCCTTACGGCGAACTCGCTGGCTTCTCAATTTACCGCTCAGACGGCTCTGCCCGCTACGTTATCTCTAACGCAGTGATGCACATCGTCGACCAGGAGTGGGCCAGCGGTGCCCGTGGAGTCCCCATCCTGCAAAGTGCGGTCGACCTAGTGCAAGATAGTATGGATGTCAGGCTGCTCGAAATCCTCGCAATGAAGGATCACGGCGACGTGACAAGGGTGCTGAAAAAGACAGGTGGCTTTATGCCGACCGACATGGGTGCCGAACTCGGTCAGTCCACCCCTCTGACGCAGGGCCAGCAGTACGCGTCGATGGGCGGTAAAATCCTAGCCCTCGAGCCCGGTGAAGACCTCCAGCTGCTCGCCTCCAACCGCGGCAGTCAGGCTATCGGCTTCCTTGAAGCGCTCGAGCGGGACATTGTTCGGGTGCTACCCTTCGAATTCGTTTCATCGCCAGAAAAAGTAGGCGGGGCATCGGTTCGTCTCGTAACCGCCAAGGCCGGGCGAGTCTTCGGCAAGTATCAGTCGGTCATTATCACGACCCTCTGTCAGCCGACTTGGGGATACGTCATCGGTCAGGCCATCGCGAACGGCGAACTACCCGACGATGAGTCTTGGACCGAAGTGTCTTGGACGACCCCGAAGAGCGTGACGGTGGACGGTGGACGCGACTCGGCTAACGACCGCGACGACCTCCGCATCGGCCTTCTGTCCTTCTCTGAAATCTACAATCAGCGCGGGATGAACTTCGAGGAGGAGGCTGAAATCAAAGCCCAGAACGTCCGCTATCTCTTGGACCTCTCCAAGACCTACGGCGTCCCCTTCGAGACCCTGTCCAATCTGCTAATCAATACCGCTCCTGGTACTGTCGAGCAAACCTCATCCACCCCTCAGCCTAGCGCTGAAACCGAGACCTCTTCCTAAAATGCGTTTCTTACTCAACGGCCTGAACGGTCGCGAAGCCCTCCTCATCGACCCTGCCAAGGCTAACGATCACCGCGTGCTTGCGGAGAAGTTTGGCTTTACGGATATGCTGGCCCAGCTCTTCGGCGAAGTCCCGAAGGCTTATATCGCCGAGGACGGCACGGGCGTCATCCCGATTGCCGGCGTGATTGGCAAAAGCCTCTCGCCCCTCGAGAAGATGACTGGGGCCGTGGATGTCTCTGACATCGCCGACACCATCGACGAGTACTCGATGAACCCGCAAGTGACCCGCATCGCCTTCCAAGTCTCATCCCCTGGCGGGACGGTGACGGGCGTCGAGGAACTCGCCAACAAGGTTCGCAATATCGCCAAGCCGACGATGTCCTACACCGACACCGAGATGGCAAGCGCCGCCTACTGGGTTGCCGCCGCAGCTGATAAGGTCGTCGCTTCCCCCTCTAGCACCGTCGGCTCCGTGGGCGTCTACATGGTCGTAGCTGACTACTCGGAAGCCGCCAAGGCCGAAGGGATTAAGATGATCGTCATCAAGGCTGGTCAGCATAAGGCCATCGGCGTACCCGGTGCCGAAGTGACCGACGCCCATCAGGCCCACCTTCAGGAAGGGGTCGACGAAATCCACGCCGACTTCAAGGCCGCCGTGCTTAAGACGCGTAAGATGGTTAAGGCCGAGGACATGGAAGGCCAAGTCTTCTCTGGCAAGCAGGCCGCCCAGCGCGGTCTCGTGACTGGCCTAGCGGACTCTTTCAATGAAGCGGTCTCGATGTGGGCAGAGAACAGCATCGCCCCTGCCCCTGCCGTTCCTGCCAAGAAGAAGTAAGCCCGTCTCGTTTCCACTATCCGCAATTACAAGATGACTATCGAAGACCAACTCTCGACCGCCGACCTTCTCGCCCAGGCATTAACTGCCGAACGCGACGACCTCCGTGCGACCGTTGAGAAATTGACCGTAGGCGCCGTGGACGAACTCTCTGCCATCAAGGCCGACCTCGTCACCAAGGAAGCCTCCCTCTCTGCTCTCGGTGTCTCTCTCGAAAAGGCTGTCGCCGAGCGTGACGCCTTCGCCGCTAAGATCGCGGAACTCGAAAGCACCAAGGTCTCGGCCTCTAAGGAAGCCGCTAAGATTGCCGCCTCCGTAGGCGTCGAACCGACCGCCATCATCCCCGGCTCCGACAACGTCGCCGCCAAGGTGGACGCTCTCGCTACTTTCAATTCCCTGACTGACCCAGTTGCTAAAGCCGACTTCTTCGCGAAGAACGCTCAGGCCATCTACGCGTCAATCAAGGTCTAATTTTTTCTCTCACCCTAATCTCCTAATATACTACTATGGCTAATTCCATCGCAGCTGCTCCAGCAGTTCTCGCCCAGGGCGTCATCAAGGCCCTTGCTAACAAACTCCCGATGCTCTCGGGCTTCTCCACCGTTTTCACCTCGTCCATCCAGGGCGCCGGCAAGACCATTCAGGTTCCCCTGATCGGCACTTCGACCGCTACTGAGTTCTCGACTGGTGGCTACCTCACCCAAGACGACGCCAGTGTCACCTCGACCAGCGTAACCTTAAAACACTTCAAGGTTTCCAGCCGCTTCTCGCCTCTGGACATCCGCGAGTACGGCGTGGGCTTCTTCGCCAACAACTTCGTCGAGACGGCTGCTATCGCCCTCTCCCAAAAGTGCATGACGGAAATCAACAGCCTCGTCACCGTTGCCAACTACGCCTCTGGTGTTGTGACTGGTGCCTCTCTGGACTACGCTGAAGTCGTGGCCGCTCAGAAGGTTCTCGATGACGCCAAGGCCCCAGACAAGCGCGCCCTCGTTCTCGGTAACACCTACATCTCCGACCTCCGTAGCGACGCGACCATCATCGCCGCCTTCCAGCTCGGTGCTAACGTCATCTCCTCCGGCTCCCTCGGCACGATTGCCGGCGCTCAGGTCTACCAGTTCAGCAACCTCGCTGCCAACGCTGAAGGCCTTGCTGGCTTCCTCTGCGGTGCCGACGCTATCGCTGTTGCGACCGCTCTGCCCTTCAATGAAATCCCGGGTGCTGATGTGTCTCAGGCCACCGACCCAGCAACGGGTCTGTCGGTCCAGGTCATGATCATCCAGGAGCAGTCTGGTTTCCTCAACGTCACCGCGACCTTGCTCTTCGGCACGGCTGTCGGACGTTCGACGAGCCTCCGCCGCCTCTGCAGCGCGTAATCAACGCGGCTCTAGCCGCCTAAACGAGACCCCCTTGGCTAACCCCTTGGGGGTCTTTTGTTTTTAGCCTATTGCCAACTGTCGCAACAGTATGAGCCTATACGGGACCGAGTTCTTGGACGACGCTAAGGAGATGATTGCCGACTTCGGCGTGGCTGGTTCTGCCAACTCTGGGGCCATCACCTTTCAATGCCTCATCTCTGACCCTGCCGTCCAGACCGTCCTCGAAGCAGGGGGGTATGTAGAGAAGACCCAGTACACGGTAAGGGTGCCCGCTGTAACAGCCTCCTGGACCCTTCCAGACGGGTCTAATGGGTCATCGGCGGCCCTGCTCTCGGCTGGTGTCCCCATCGCCTCCCTAGGCCAAGGGAAGAAAATCGTCGCTGGCGGTAAGACCGTCCGCATCACGACCCAGACTCACAAGCCCGCTTCGGCTTGGATCACGCTCCTCGTCATCGACGACAACCAGTAAGCGCCGTGGTCAAGGTCACGCTCACGCCCGCCAGTCAAGCAGCCTTCGTGGACGCTATCCAGAAGTTTGCCGCGGCGAGTAAGCAGACCATCCGTGACGCGACGCTCGAGCAAGCGGCCTTAGCCTGTCAGGACGCCGCGACCTTCACCCCTCCGCTGACCAAGGGCGGAGGCAACGGCCTATCCAACGCCGCTAAGAAGGCCGGGGAGAAAGCCATCGACCGAGACGTAAACAAGGTGGTCGTACCGCTAACAGGTGGCGGTGCCGGCACACAAGCGACCCGCGTCATTAAACGCCTCGGCTCCTTAGCCCTCAACAATAACCAGGGACTGTTCTGGAAGGTGGCCTCGACCCAGTCCTCTATCATCGCCGCAAACTCCTTTGTGGCCCGTATGCTCTCGCCCCAGTACAAGGGCTTCGGGACCGACCAAGGCTTTAAAAGGGCTAAGAACTACTTTAACCGCATTGGTACCCGAGTAGCTGCCAACGACATTAGCGGTGGTTACCTTGACGGCACGGCTGCCATCGACGGAGTCTTTCGTCCTGTCTATCAGCGCAACAACGGGCGACTCTGGAAGAACGGTCGCAACGTGAGCGGCATCCGCTCCTATGACAAGCGGGTCGTCGAGCGTAAGGCCGACCTAGACACCTACATAGCCCAACGCCAAGACAGCGTCGGTGCCATCAAGTCGGGCTGGTATAAAGCCCTGATGTCGCTCCCCCGCCCGGTCATTAACGGTGTCGAGAAGAACGCGGGCTCAGCCCTCCGTGGCGCTGGGTGGATTACTATGCACAGTTCCGTTGCCGGGCAGAGCGTCACTAAATTCTCTGACAAGTCGGCCGACGTGACTATCCGCAACCTCTCTGGCAACATCTTTGGCATCGCCGACCAAGCGGGCGTCCTCGGTCTTGTCTACGCCAACCGCATCAAGCAAATGCCCGCCAAGGTCCAGCGCCTTATCGACGCGGACACCGCCAAGTTTAACCGCAAATAACCTATGCCCGCCTCCATCCGTCACATCGTCGAGTCTACGCTCGCGACCTACCTCTCGACCCAGACTGGGCTGACCACGGTGTCCTTCCTCACGGGAGACAACGCCGCGACCCAGACCCTGCCCAAGGCCGTCGTCCTTTGCGACTCTGCCCGACCCCCTGCCAGCCTCCCTGACGGCGAAGGCAACTACGACTGCTCAGTCCGCATCACCCTGTTCTCTAACGCCGACGACACGACCCTAGCCGATCACCGCACCCGGTGTGCCGCCCTGGTCGGTAATATGCGTGACCTAGTCAGCATTAAGGCCGCCTTTGTATCTGGCGGGGACGCTACTTGCTACGACGTGGGCATCGTTTCCGAGGACGAGGGGATTGACGAACGCAGCTGGGCGACCTCCTTTGCCTTCTCGGTCATGACCTGTCTCGCCCCGTAAGGTTTCCACTAACTGCAAAAGTAACCATGTGCGCCGCTGTCTCGACCGGAACTTCCTGCAAGTTTGGCATTGAAGATACCTCCATTGGAGAACTTTTCGTGCAGTCCTATTCGGTCAACTCCACTTTTAACCTATCTGGCTTAGTGGCTGACGAGGCTGGCCTGACTGTAACGGCCCGCTATGACGACCGAAAGACCGAGCTGACCGTTGACGGCATCTGCATCACGACAGGTATGCCTGTCCTCGGAGCCATTCTTTCTTTTACGCTTAACGTCGATACCGCCTACCCAGCAGGGACTGCGGCTGAACAATTTGAAGGCAATATTACGGCTATTACCCAGAAGGGCACTAACAAGGATTTTACCTCTGTTTCAATTACGGCCGTTAGTTACGAAGGCGTTGACCCTTCTCCTTCTCCTCCTCCTTAATTGACCCAGCCCCAAGTAGGGGCATAGTCACGGCGTGGACCCTCGCTTCCTGAACGCCTACATCGACCCGGCTCCCTTTAAGTTGCTGGGTCGTTCGCTTTATCCGTGGTGCCTCAAGTACCGCGTGCGACTAATGGCGTTTAACTCCCCGCTGATCACGGGCGACCTCGGCATAACTCCCGCCGACCTTATCTTTGCCTGTAAGGTGTGCGCCGAGGAAAGGCTTGGGGAGGTCGGCCTAATCGACAAGGCCCGCATCTCGTACCTTAACAACCATCCCAAGAAGTTTGAGGCTCTGCTCAACGCCTTTGCCGGCTATATCCTTATACACGACTGGCCGAAGTTCTGGGAGCAGGATAAGTCTAAGAGCGGTGAGACTACGGGAGTCCCTTGGCCTCTGGCTATCGTCGCCAACCTGATCGCGTCGGGCATCCCAGAGCAGCGGGCTTGGGAGATGCCGGAGTGTCAGGCCATCTGGCTTAACTCAGCACTAGCCATTCGCAAGGGAGCCGAGGTCAAGATTATGACCCCAGAGGAAGAGGCCTTTATGGAGGCCCATCGGGCTATGGCTGCTTCCACTTCGGCAAAGGAGAAGACCGACTAACATGGCCCAATCCCTAGAAGTAAACATCAAGACGACCTCGGACGTTCCCCAGGCTATGGACAAGGCCAAGGCCGCCACGACTGGCTTTGGCAAACAGGTTGAAGACATTGGCAAAAAGTTTGGCACATCCTTCAAGGACATCTTTCTGTCTTTCCTTGGGCCCATGGCTATCTTGTCAACCGTGCTGGCTTTGATTGGCAAGATGATTGCTGACAACCAGAAGAAGCGAGAAGACGCACATCAAGCAGCCATTAACGAAACTAACGAGTTGATGTCAGCCGAGGACAGATACTATGAAAAAAGGCGAGCCAACGAAAAGAAGTCTAAGGAAACAAAAGAAGAGGCTAAATTGACCCGCGAGGAAGTAACCAGCGACTTCTTACTTAAAGACCCAAGAGGTAAGAAATTAGTGCAGGACAAGATTGACGAGTATCCTGGAGAAAAGAATGCGTTTAACGATTTAATGGAACAGGAAAACAATAAATTAAAAAACGATATTACTCTAGGTTATTACCCAAACATGGTGCGTAGTGATTTGGCTAAGGATAAAAACACTCAAGAAATAGTGCAGGCCATGATTGCTAAAGACGCTGCTGAAGAGGCTAAGAAAAACCCTCCAGCCCCCACCGGCCCGACCTCATTTAAAACCCCCGAAGGCTTCGGCAACGTTGTCGGCGTCGGCGCTAACCCTGTCATCGAGGCTATGACCATGCAACTCGAAGAGTCCCGCAAGCAGACCGCACTCCTTGAAAACATCAGCCGCGGAAGCGGTGGCGGCGTCCCTGTAGACTTCACTAAATCCCCAATCCCATCCCGAGCCTCTATGCTCCAGGGCGGCAAATAATCTAAACCAATGGCTATCGTAATTGTCGGAAACGACCTTGTTAATCCCGTTCTCCAATCCGGCTGGACAGTCGTCGCTGACGGCTTCGGCCTTAACACTTCTGTCAGCGTCTACAAGGGCGACACGACTACAGAAATCGACACGTTCCTAGTCAAGGGGACCCCCCACCCAGACCCTGCTTATACCTACCTTAAACTCGACAAGTGGCGCATCAGCTGGGACTCACTAGACGTTTGCACGATCACGGTGGACTACGTCGGTATCGACCCGGGGTCTGGCGAAGGACCAGGAGCAACCTTTACTACGCCGAACATCTCTGGTGCTAACGGCCTGACCAGCGAGCCCCTTACCTCGCACCCTAACTTCTTTACAAATCCCGCAGCGGCTGGCTTTACGGGCACACTTGCAGGGCCAGGGCCTTACGCCCTCAGCCCGCTTGGTCCAATCGTTAACTCTAAGACCACGCCAACAAAACCACAGCAGTCCTATATCGGTGCTAACGGCGCTTGCTTTGAGTCTCAGAACGGCGGGCGTTTCATTGGCTTTGTTGACCCTGCAACTCCTAGCCTTTACGGTAAGACCAACTACCTTGCCACGACGACGACCTATTCTGGCGTTATGTATAGTTCAGTGATTGGTAACGTTCAGTCAATGCTGGCTCTTCTTAATTCAGCATCATCGACGGCAACGTGGGGCGTTTTCCCCCTGCTACCAGCGTGGGCTCCAACTGGAACTGTAGTTGGCGTAGGCCACGTCAACCTCCTGTCTCAAGTTAACGTTGAAGAGTTTGGCTCCCTCTACAAAATCAATTATGAAATTCGTTACTCAAAGACGGGATGGTCTGCCCGAGTCTATAGTAATATCGCTGTCGGCCCATGAGCATCCAACCAGGAGTAGGGTTTAACTTTAAGTCGTCTAACCACGGTATCACGTTAGACATAGACCCGGTGTGGTCGAACATGGTAAACACCCCGCCCGACAAAACCCCAGACGGGGACGGGGATGTTATCGTCGATACTAACAATAAGTTCCTGTTCTCAAAGATGCGGGTCATCTGTCGCACGGCTAATACAAGTGATGACCCAGTAAGTTCTTGCCTGCGCGAGTATAACCTAATCAATATGGCGGTCTATCCGACTGGCTCAAAGACGGCAGCAACCGAGCCTAATACAGACCTCATTGACGATGGGGCGACGTTCACTCTTGTCCCGCCAGTAGCCCCGGCCACGACCAAGCAGTATGTCTTTAGCGTCATCCTTAACCACTACAACATCGCAAGCGGTACGCTCTCGGCTGGCGTCCCTTACGCGGCCTTGATGGAAGTCGATGGGGATGCATACGTCAAAACAACCCCATTTGAGTTTGAGGCTGCGTGCGACTATCAGGAGTTCTTTCAAATCTCGCGGGTGTCCTTGTTAAGCATCCCGAGCAACAGCGACCCGACAGACCCAGACTTAAACACAGACTTTTGGGTAACGCACGCAGACACGATTGATACGGAGACCTTTACTCCGATGCCTTACAAGCTGAAGAACTACAACTGCCAGCGCCTAAGGATTGCGACTATTGCTTGGGACAGCATCAACATTAAGTGGGTAGTCACCCAGCACCTAGCCGGCCCGATTACAATCCCCTACAATATCTTTAACGGAGGGACGTACGAAATCAAAACCTCTGACACCGACCCAACTTGGTTCACTACCCCAAACAATGAAACCGAGCAACAAGACTGGGAAGGTGCCTATACAGGCTCGACCAAGTGGGATGGCACCGGCACAAACCCGACCCAGTCCATCTCGGTCTGACCCCCTTCCACTTCCCGCATCAATAAGACGCCATGACTTGCTCGACCTCAGTCACATTTAAGCGCGGCACGACCTTTGCGGCGACCGTCACCTACACCCCCGAGGCGGGCGGTCCGGCTAACTTGCTGACGACCACGGTGACCTCTTCGGTCATCGACTACTCTGGGGCGGTCTATCCCCTGACGATCACGATGGCGGGTAACGGCCTGTCCTTTGTGGCGGCCTACACCCCGACCGACGCTTGGACCCTAGGCGGGGCACGCTGGGACATCCGCTTTGCTTACTCGACCACGGTCTTCTACTCGGAGACCATGCGCCTTAACATCATCGACCAAGTCACCGCTTAACCCATGTCTATTACCATCTCTTCCGAGGTTCTTGGGACGCTCTCGGTCACGGTGGCTGAGACGACTGGGGTGCTGTCGGTCTCTGTCCTAGCGACGGCTCCGGCTGTCCTGTCGATGGAACTGGGTACGCCCGGCCCTTCGCCGACGATCACGGTCGGGACGACGACGACCCTTGCTCCTGGTTCGCCGGCTACGGTGACGGACACGGGCACGGCCCTCGCGGCGGTCTTCGACTTCGGAATTCCTCAAGGAACGGCTGGAACGAACGGAACCAATGGCACGAACGGGACTAACGGAACAGCCGCTACGATTGCCGCGGGTACGACCACGACCCTTTCGCCCGGCTCTTCTGCGACCGTCACTAACGCGGGGACATCCTCTGCGGCGACCTTCGACTTCGGAATTCCAGCTGGCCAGACTGGGGCTACTGGTGCACCGGGCGTAGGCGTTCCAGTCGGCGGGAGTACGGCCCAGGCACTAGTCAAGGCGAGCGGGGCTAATTACGATACTACCTGGTCAACCATTGTATCCGGTGACCGTTACCTGACGACCTCGACCACGAGCAACAGCGTAAGCAACGGGAACAAGACCTTTACGATTGGCACGGGTCTCTCGTACACGCCGACCCAGAACATCACGATTTCCTACGACGCCGCAAACCATATGCACGGCGAGGTGCTCACCTACGACTCCGGCACTGGCGTCCTGACTGTGGACATCAATCACAAAACCGGGTCGGGCACCTATACCTCTTGGGTGGTCAACGTGGGCGGCGTTACCCCTGCGACCTCGGTGGCTTGGGGCGACATCACCGGCACGCTCTCCACGCAGACCGATTTACAGACGGCCCTAGACCTGAAGGCACCGCTGGCCAGCCCTGCGCTGACTGGGAATGTCACAATCACGACTAACTCGGCATCGCCCGCCCTTATCATTGTCCAAGACGGCGCGGGAGATGTAGTTCAGTTTAAGGATGTATCCTCCGATACGACCTATTCGTTTATTAACGCATCGGGTAAGGTTAACACGATTGCGTCCACTACGGCTAATGCTGGTTTAAGCATTGCGCATGGCGTTGCCCCAACCTCTCCCGTAAACGGAGACATTTGGACAACTACTAATGGAGTGTTTATTCGGGTTAACAGTACAACCCAGCAAATGGCATCGTTGTCTTATGCCGCGCCATTAGCATCGCCTCTTTTTACTGGCGATCCTAGGGCACCGACCCCATCAACAGGAGACAGCGACACCTCGATTGCGACAACGGCCTTCGTCAAAAACCAGTTATACCTTACAGCCGCAGATGCGGTAACTACCTATTACCCGCTCTCCGGTAACCCTTCGGGCTTTCTTACTTCGGCACCTGTCACTTCGGTTGCGGGCTACACCGGGGCGGTGACGCTGGCAAATACCGACATCAGCGGGTTCGGAACTTTGTCAGTTGTTAACGACGCACCGATTGACGGCTCAACCTACGGACGCAATAACGGCGCGTGGGCTGTTGTCAGCGGTGGCGGTGGCCTTACCATTAGCACTCTCTCTAATGCGGCAACCTCAACGCTCGCCGCCGCCGTCCCGACTGCTGGGCAGGCTTTGACCTATGACGGCACCGACCTTATCTGGGCAACCGTTAGCGGGTCAGCCGCATGGGGTGCAATCACCGGGACTCTTTCGACTCAAACGGATTTGCAAGGCGAGTTAGACCTCAAAGCTCCGTTGTCGGCCCCGTCGTTTACTAGCGGAATTACCGTGGACGCTACTGGGATCACCTTCAGCGACTCAACTGTGCAGACCACGGCAATCGCAACTGGCCCTGCTGGGGCTAACGGATTAAACGGAACGATGAACTACTTGGACATCGTAACGATGACCTCATCGGCAAACCCTAGTTATTACGAAAGCGGAGGTTCTTGGAGTATGTATTACGGCTTTATGAACACGAGCGCGGGCTGGTTTTACGGTAAACTAAACGCCTCTGGTGTGGATTTCAAATTATACATTAACGGAGTTTACGACAATACTGTAAACGCCGCATACAACTACTACTATTTAAGTGGCACCCTAGTCGGCGCTCCTGTTTCTGGCGATGTGGTTACGGTATTTATCTCTGACGGAACGGGTGAAGCAACCTTCCCAATTTTAACCTATACTTACTAATGAACACACCTCTGTCGAAGCGCTACGATAAGGACGGCTTTGCGGCCCTACTGTCCGAAGGAAACAAGAACGTCCCCGGCGTATTCCCCGTTAAGGCAGACCAAACCTACAACGCCACGGGGTTGACGGTGGTCTTTGCCGAAACTGAAGCCGCCCTATTAGCCATCATCGCCGCCAAGGGTTATACCGTTGTCCCCCTTTCCTAATATGTTCTACCTCTTTTCCATCCTAGGTGCCTTTACCCTTGGTGTCATTTCCGGTCTCCTCGTCTACCGTAAGCACTCCGACCGCCTCAAGTCCACCGAGGACAAGGGCAAGCACCTCCTCGACGCGCTCAAGGGCAAGTAAGTAAAAACGGTTAAGACCAATTTACGATGCATCGCATTTTGGTCATCTCTTTACTCCTGGCTGGATGTGCTACCACACCCGCCCCGACCCCCGACCCTGTCCCCGCTCAAGGGACGCTCGACGTCGTCGGCAAGAAGGAGGACAAGTTAGAGTCGCGGACTGCGGCAGCCGTCTCGGTCGCTAAGACCAACGCCGACCAACCCGCCATCGTCCGTGCTGAGTTAACGGTCGCAGAGGCCGGGCTCCCTAAGCCGTCCGCTGAAGACCTAGCCTACGCTCAGGCTCGTGCGCTGAAAGCCGACCCCAAGGCCTACGAGGCCAACGTCGCTAACGCCACCGCGGCCCGGGCGGACATTAACGCCATGTGGGCCAAGCTCGAAGCCGAGCAAAAGCAGAACGCTGAGGCCATGTCCAAGATGGTCGGCGAAATCGACACGTTAAAGAAACAGGTCGATGAGGCAAAGAAGGAAGGCCAGCGGAACCTCTACACCCTAGTCGCCGCGGGGATGATGGTCCTCGGTGGTCTCGCCGTTGCCTTCGGTCGCGTGATGATCGGGGCGGGCTTGCTCCTCTCGGGCATCTGCATCGGCGCCGTCCCTTACCTCCTCGACTCCGCTTGGTTCCTGCCTTCGGTCGGTGGCCTGTTCCTGCTCGGCCTCATCGTCGGTGGCTGGCACATCTACCGCGGGCACCTAAACGACAAACACAATGACCCGCCGCAAAGCCCCTCAGCCTAAAGTCGTCTGGCGTCCTCTCGGCAAAGAGAAGGCATGGGGCATGGCTACGACCGACCCCGTCCATCCCTTAATCGAGATAGACCCCCGCCTGTCCCCTCGTCGTGAGATGGAAGTCCTCTGCCACGAGCAACTGCACATCTCCCTGCCCAATCTCTCCGAGGCTGAAATCGACCGCCTAGGCAAAGAGATGTCCCGCACCCTCTGGTCGCAGAACTACCGCCGCGTCCTGATGGGCAAGCACAAGACCCCCGTGAGAATAAGCAAATGACCGCCGAGACCTTTTGCACGACCATCGTCCCGGGCATCGCTGGGGTAGCCTACCTCTTCGCCGGCGTGGCTAACCTCTGCACAAAGAACTACCTGATGGCTACTGTCTGGCTGTCCTACTCGGTCGCTAACATCTGCCTCATCCTCGTCACCCGCAAATGAGCCCGCCCCCACCCATCGACAACGAAGCGACCCAGTCCCTGGTCAAAGACGGGCTAGTGGCCTCTATCCTCGGGGGCTTGGCGGCTACGGCTAGGCTTCTGCTCAGTACAGAACCTGTCTCAATCGGTTGGGTAATTCGCCGCGTCAGCGCTGCCGCCATCACGGCCTGCCTCGTGGGCTATGGATTGCAGGACCATATCCAATCCCCTGGACTACGGATGGCAGTCGTGGGCGCGTGTGGTTATTCAGCGCCAGAACTTTTAGACTACCTAACCAAGTACGTCAAAGCCCGCGGTGACGCTGAGGTCGCTAAGGTAACGAAGAAACCGAATGACAAAAAGAAACCGACCAAGCGGAGGAAGTGAGACGAACCTCCTTTGGGCGACGGTGGCCCTAGTCGTTTGCGCTGGGATGGCTGCCGTCTCGGTGGCCTACATCTCGGACCTTATCCTCAGCTCGTTTGCCAACTCCTCGACGATGGCCCTCCTGATCACGGACGCCGGCACGAAGAGCGACGACGCGGGGCTCGAGCGCCAACTAACCTCGGCGACGATGGGGCTGAAAGCCTGTCGCGACCTAGGTTGGGCTCTGGCAGTCGGGTGCCTAGGGGTGGGGGTAGCGGTCTTCCTACGCTTTCGACGGGCAAACGCCTCCTAGGGCAAGCCAGAGGGGTCTATGGGGGTAGCCTTAGGGCTGACTAGGACGCCGACTTAGGGGCAGGAATAGTGGGTTCATAAGACCTTTAGCAGATAGGGGTTGACCTTAAACCTAAAGCCCTCACAAAGGAGGAGTACCAAATATACATATGACCAACCAAGCCAACACCACCCCTGCCTCCTCCACCAACGAAACCCTGTTTGAGAACTTGCGCCTTGCGGCTCAGGCTCTTGCCGACCAGACGGGCTGGGAAGTCAAAGTCCTCAACAACGATGGCGTCCGCGTCTTTGAAACCGAATAACCCCCAACCACCTAACCCATGCGTCTCCTCCTCGCCCTCCTCGCTGGTCTAGCCCTCACGGGCTACATCCTTGCCCTCGCCGACGGCCCCAGCCTCGTCGACATCATTAACAAGTACTAATCTCCCAACCCAACCCACATGAAACCAACCACTAAGCCTAAGGCCACGCTCGTCTTCGACAAAGCGATGGTCGAACTCCTCACCCGCCGCGTCGCCAACTTCCGCGAAACGGCTAAACTCAAGGACAACGAAGGTCACATCCGTGGCATCGGCTCCTACGCCCTGTACGGCATCAAGCACAGCGTCAGCCAACTGGTCGTACTGGCGAGCGAGCCAACCTCGTCCGACTTCAACCAGTATGTGACCGCTAAGGCTAAGGCCGATGTGTGCGCCCGGTACGATCACGTCGTCGAGTACCGCGATGTCGGTCCTGCCAGCAAACCCAAGGTCACCATCCTCTGCTGGGAACTCGCCTAATCCCATGCCCGACCCTCTCTCCATGTCCCCCGATATGCTGGCCTCCCCGGCCCATGTCATCCGCGGCCTCTCCTACCAAATCGCCTACAGCCGTGATCGCGTCCTCCAAGGCGACTGGACCGAGAAGTACGCCCGCCAGCGTATTGCCATGTGCGCCGCCGTAGCCGAGGAGAACCTTCGCGAGTCTCATAACTGCATGGCTGTCTCTATCTACGCCAACCTTACCACCGGGTGCCGTGCGCTGTTCACTTGGACCTACGTCGACCGCAACGGCGAGAAGGACTCGGGCTCGGTTCACCCGACGATGGACGGACGATGAGCGACGACGTCAACTTCGGTCTTTCCCCCGACCGCATCCGACAACTCCTGGAGTGCAAGCCTACCGAAGGCCTTACTCCTGCTAAGCCTGTCCCCAAGGCCATTGCCCGCACCCATAAGGCTAAAACCCCAAAGCCCGTCTTCACCGAACTGGTCGCCAAGATTGGCTTGAGCCGTGAACGTGTTCAAGCGCTGCTCCCTAAGGTTGTGCTGGTTACCACCCCTAAGGCTAAGAAAGTCAAGGAGCCTAAGGTCGACAAGCGGTCTTATGTCTACCAGCGGGCTAACGATCCACGCGTTGCCGGTATGACCGACGATGAAATCAGACGCTACAAAGTTAAGTTATACCAACTTAAGCACCGCAAGAAGCAAAAGGCTTACCATGAGAAATGGCGTAAGGCTAACCTCGATAAGTTTCGGGCAACCGCGTTGAAGTATTACCACAAAAACAAAGACCGAATTAACGCTAGACTGCGTCTTTGGAATAAGAACAACCCAGAGAAGTGCAGGGCCATCAAGCGCCGTTACCGTATCCTCCGCAAGTTTAGAGACCTCGCATGAAAACCCTACTCCTGCTCTTGGCCTCCGCGTCCCTCCACGCCATCACCCCTGGACAAGTCGAGGCCATCATCTTTGTCGAGTCCTCCGGCAACCCCAAGGCCATCGGGCGTCTCGGTGAGCGGGGGCTGGCTCAGTTCTTCCCAGCTGCGTGGGCCGATACGACCCGCTGGCGAGCCCGCCACGGCCTCCCGACCTACGGGTACAGCACTTGGGCCACGGACGAAGGGGTCGGGCGGGAATACGCCACCTCTTGGCTGACCCTCCTCGAGGAACGGCTGACCACGGCGCTAGGCCGACAGCCCACCCTCGGCGAAGTCTACGCCGCCCACCAACTCGGCTACGCGGGCTTCAAGGCTAAAGGGTTTGACCTAAAGGCTTGCCCTGCCATAACTCGGGTCGTGGTCGCTCGTCTTAACCGAGACCCACGCTCTACCAAATGAACAAGCCAACCATCGTCGCCGTCGACCCGGGCGTAAGCGGAGGCATCGTCGTCTATACTCCTTCCGAGGGAACGACCGAAGCCCACAAGATGCCGCCGACCGACTGGGACGTGGTCCAGCTCTTAAAGGACATCAACGGCAACGCGGGCCGCGTCATCCTGTACCTTGAGGAACCCCCGCTATTCGCCGGCAAGAACATCCCCGGCTCTGCCATCGGGAAACTAATGTGGAATACGGGCGTCCTCTACGGTTGCGCCGTTGCCCACGGCTGGGAGGTCCACCGCATACGTCCGGCAATCTGGATGAAGGCTCACCCCGTCGGCACCAAGGGCGACCGCTCGACGACCGAGTGGAAGAACGTCCTCAAGGCCCGAGCAGCTGAACTCTTCCCCGATCAGGACGTGACCCTCTGGAACGCCGACGCTCTCCTAATCCTTGACGCTGCTCGACGCGGCGCCATCAACTAACCCCCTCCCTATGTCCCCCGAAAAGAAACCCTCCAAGCAAACCCCTGAAGCCAAAGCCCCCGCGACCTACCGCGAACTCTCCGGCTCTTCCTACGTCGTCCTCTCTGACGGCACCGTGGCCCGTAAGTTAAAGCCCCGCGTGTCGGGTTCGAGCCGCTCCTGGTTCCTGTCCCACGATAACCACCTCCGATGCGTCACTCAGAAGACGGTGGACGAGATGACTTCATTCCCGTAAGCCTTTCCCACACCCAACCCACAAACAAACCAAGCCATGAGCAAAAAAGAAACCACCACCGCAGTTAGCCAGGAGCAGTCGAACCCTTACTTCGACCTGATCGCCGCACTCTCCTCGATGGAGAACGTCGGCGCTAACCGCATCAACCCCGCCTTTAAGGCCCGGTACGTCTCGCTCGACGCTCTGCTCGACGCGGTGAAGCCTGTCCTTCAAGCGCACAACCTCGCACTCGTCCAAGTCCTCGAGACCGAGGAAGGCAAGGTCGGCGTCTCGACTTCCCTGCTGCACACCTCGGGCCACCTGTTCGCCTTCGGCAAGTTGATGGTTAAGGCCGACGGCCTCACGGCTCAACAGGTCGGGGGTGCCATCACCTACATTCGCCGGCAGTCTATCCAGACCGCTTGCGGTATCTCGGTGGACCTCGACGACGATGGGCATCAGGCCTCCGCTCCGAAGCCCCAAGCCCCGAAGGTCTTCATGGGCGAACTCCGCTTTGAGAAGGCCGCCGTGGAGATCCTCACGCTCAAGGGTTGGCTCAAGCCTGGACAAGGTTTAAAAGACCTCAGCGCTGAACACCTTGCCGCCATCAACACTCACGCCTTTGAACAGGCCGTACGGAACGCCACCAAATGAACATCAACGACATCATCGAGAACGCCCAGCTGAAGGGCCGCATCATCGCCCTAGACGCTCAGGTCGAAACCCTCACGGCTGAGGTCCGTTGCCTTGAGGCCGTCATCCGTTCGCACGAACGCGTGGACTGCCTGTCGGTGACCAGCCTCAAGAAGCAACTGGTGGAGGCTGAAGCACAAATCGCCCTCCTCCGCAAACTCGGCACCGAGATGGGCAAGCACCTACCCGACACCGACGAGGCGAACCGGGCAT